ATCCGTTCTGGCTACTCAAGCAGACTTCAACGCGATGTTCGGGCCCTGGTCAAAGATGTTCCAACGAAACGTTCGCCGGATGTTGAGACCTGAAGTCGTTTTCGACTCGGGTTTCTCTGACGCAGACGTTGCTGAGATCTTCAGGAAGAACGGCGGACTCGCCGCGTTCCAGAGGTTCAATACGCAAATCGACATCTCAAAGCAGGACACATCGCATACGCTTCTCACGCTTCTGGTCTTTTGCCATATCCTTCGTTACTTCGGTGTTCCAGAGAACCTCATCGACATCTACCGAGTCCATTCGCATCGCTTTCGTTTCAAGTCCCTCGTTCCAGGGCTGTACGGCGGCGAAGTCACAGACAATCTCGGCTCAGGCGATCCTTTCACCCTCATTCGCAATATCTTCCAGGTCGCGACCAAGATTGTGGCGGCTTTCGATCTCAACGAAGCGAAGGCCAGCTACTGGATCATCAAAGGCGACGACGTCGAAACCGACTCTACTTGCAGGCCATGCATCAACTTTCCGGAGCCAGAGCTTAGTGACGCCTATATCGTGATGAAGATCGATCGAGCGTTGCCTCCTTATCATGCGGGGAGGTTCTTCTTGCCCAATACGATCGTTCCGGATCCTATCCGTAGAACGGTTAAGTTGCTGTCTAGGACTACGAGTGAAGGGCAATTGGCTATGGCTTGGGCTGAAGGTTTCCTCGCGGATTACCAGAAGCTTTCAGATGCTGACTACGCCTACCTTCAGGTCGCTTGTTGTAAGATGTACGCGGATTTTCCGGCTTCTTTCGTTCTCTCGGTTCTGGACATGTACACAGTTCTCTCGTCTCGGCGTTCGATTCTCAGGTTCGTTCTCGTGAAGGAGGTGGTCGAAGAGGAGTTGTTGGTGACGGTGGATAACGAGGTGGATTGTGCGGCTTTCGCGATGTTGGCGTTAGGCCGTGATGATCTGGTGGAGCATGCTCGTGAGCAGTCCAGCCAGGGTCTCATAACCCTTTGTCGTGAGTTTTCGCTTCCGTGCTATCGTGTCAAGAACACGGGCGGCGATTTCTCAAAACGCGGAGTTTGGTATGGTGCAGGGCATTGCTGGGCGGTTATCGGTATGACCGAGTTCACGTCTGAAGTTAAAGAACAGCAAAATGTCTCAAGAGTGCGTCCATCATTTCGAACACAGTTTGACGATCAAGGGTTCAGAACACAGGAAGGCAGCGACGCTCGGAAGTCTTGGGGTTATTCAAGTGCTCAAGAACATCTACGCGTCGGTGGTGGTGGAGGAGATAACGTTCTCGGCGATGACGATCACGACGGCGCATGCTGGGATTTTGGCTTGCGCGTTGATTCCTTCGGAGAAGAACACCGATGCGCTGTCAGGAACAAGCGCGGCGGTGATCAACGGAGTGAAGAGTCGTCGAATCGTGCCCACGTCAACTACTGGGCAGAACGTCGTGGAGGGGGTGTTTGATTTGGAGGGATTCGAGACAGACGCAGCGCAGGACCCCCGCAGGGGCAGCGCGCCAGTTCTTTGGTTAGGCAATACGAAGAAGGTCGATGCCACTACCGAAGATCTGTTGCAAGTCACGTTTCGGATGAAGTTTAGGTGTGCTGGTGTTAGTGTTAAGTGGTAGTTAGTGAGGAATTTTCGATTTTGTC